ATTACTATTGACAAGGTTGTTGTTTATCAGCAAAGCAATTATCGTTTGCCTAACATGGAGATTCGTGAAGCGAGTGATAGCCTTAAAGCAATGGGATATAATTATTCTACATTTGCAGATGGAAAGAATGATTATAATTGCAAGACCATGAAGCAGGCAGAAAATCACGTTGATTTTCTTAAAGGCAAGCGCAACCGTGAGTTCTAATAAATCTAATTGAAAGGATAGAACATTGTCTTATACTATGAACTTTGACTATGGCGAGACTTATACCCTTATGCGTAAGTTTCGTGAGCTTACAAAACAAGAAGTCCGTATCATGGATTATCTTATGAAAATGGATGTTTTCGAGGGGACATATAGCGAACTTGCTAAGGCCATTGGCGATGAAACGCTATGTAGTAATGTGCGCAAAGCTCTATTGCATTTGCAAAGCATGGGCATTGTAAATATCGTCAACGTGTATCACGAGGATGAAGCAAAGAAACATAAGAGCAATCCTATGAAAGCGTGCTTTATCGTTGATGGATGGATGTACGCATTTTTAATGGGCGGCTGGGACAATGTTGAGTTTGGTACACGCGCTTGGGATTAGCGCGTCTTAAAACGTATTACAGTGGCTTGGAAAGGTGGTTGCCATGAAGGTAGAGCAGCTTAGCGATGATGAAATGTATGAGCTTAAAGATAAGCTGTATACTGATTTTTACTACAATCAAGACGCATTGCCGCAGATGATTGAGAGTGAGCGCAATGTTTTAGCAAGCGCAACATATCCTACAGATATTCCAGATTGGTTGATGTATAATCTTTTCCACGGTATTGAGTTTACCGAAGATGACTTTTGGTGCAACGTATAGTCTTGCCGTATTGGAATATCTAATATCACGTCTCATAGGCGGCAACGCTAATCCCACGCCTTTTCTCACTTCTTTCCTTTCTGTAGTGTTGCCGTCTATAAGGCGTGATATTTTTTGTGGAGAGAATATGAACTTGAAATATAGTTGACATGTAGTTACCAACTATATATACTATTAGTCAAGGAAAGAGAAAACCTTAGAGAAAGGTACTACGATGATTAAAGAGACTATGACCCATACGATTCATACATCTACTACTTGCATTGGAAACTTTATCGACAGTGGGCTTTACGACACTTATCTTGGAGAGCTTTGGGGAGGTATCCCGTTTGCAACGCGCGACAAGGCAGATGATGAAATCGGTAAGTGTGCTGTGGATTATATCGAGGATGCTTTGTGGACTGATGTTTTCCCGTCTGATTACGATGATGATTTTGAAGTGACGTATGCTGGCACGTATCATCCTAAGTATTATAATTTTGAGACTGATTCTGTTCTGTTTGATTTTGTATACACGGATAAACTGTGTGAGTATATGCTTGGCTATGCTGCCATGAACCGTGATAACTTTGAGGATTTTCTTGAGAAGAAGTATACTTCTCACGATGGTTATGTATCGTTCACGCCTAACAACTGGGATGATTGGTATGATGGATATATCAAGGATGATTTTCGTTGTGTATCCGCTTTGATTTATTTCATGCTTATCATGCTTTCTTGCGTTAATGTTGATGATAATTATAATTTTGTAGGCGACAATAGCTATCAGTATGGGTTTGTTGATAGTTGTGTGCAGACTATTTCAGAAAACTTTACACCTTATGACTACGCTGTGAAGTATGATAATGGAATGATTGTCGCTGTATTCAGTGACTATGACGAGAACTGCGAGCTTTTCAATTGCTATCTGCTTGATGCTGATGGTAATGTAATTAAGCATGAGCAGATTTCAGATGAATATAATGCGTACAATCGTAGCGCATTTGCAGCGTTTCAGTATGGCGGTGCTGGTGTGGATTTGGATGATGATAGGGAGCTTTACTATATGCATTACGAGCCTTGCATCACTCCCGATATTCCCGAGCATGAGTGCTAATGTACGATACGGCGTATAATAATAAACAAGGTGTCTTTGTTATTGAGAACGATTCCGATTTAGAAAAGTTCAAAGAAGATATGCAAAGGCACCTTGACGCGCTACTTAATATGTGCAATAATATATCGCAGGTTTATTAGTGTCCGCATAAAAGGAGTATAATATGCTTACTGCGATTTGCAAGAGTATGGAAGATGCTGATTATTGGGCTTATGACGATACGATTGAGGATGTCCTTGAGGATATTGTCTATGTAACAGACAGTGAGCATTGTGCTGGCGAGCATGAGTGTGTGGCTTCTGCCCTTGATCCAAAGGGTAATGATTGGTATACTGATTCTTTGCAGACAAATGAAATGATGTTGTCTGATGATGAATTGTTTGTGGTTACTTACTATGTCTATGATGGTAACGGTTCATTTGACGAGCGCGTTGATTTCGCTATCACTAAGAACGATATTATCAATAACGTTCTCACGAATAAGTATGTTGAGGGCGCTTATTATTGGACGTTTGGACAGATGCTAAAGACCACTAATGACTGGCTTAATGGCAAGTATGGTGAGTATGACGATTAGTTTTTAATCGTGTCTTATACGGAAAAGTAAAACGTTTTAGCAGGGTTATTTAAGCCCTGCTTTCTTTTTTTATCTACTTGATAACTACTTTTATATGCAATACAATATAGTTAGACTAATGTAACATATAAAGGAGTGCTTATGTATGTCAAGTATGAAAGTAAATGTCCAGAAAAATGAGCGTGCTATGCTTAATACGACAATAAACAAAGACGTTTTAGATAGCTTTAAAGCTCACTGTAAAGGCGCTGGGATGCCTATGAATACGGTATTGGAGACGTTCATGATACAGTTTGTATCAGGCGAGTTCGTGCTAAAGATAGGCAAGAGCAATAAGATTGATATTAAAGACTAGCATTTAGCTGGTCTTTTTTATTTGGAATATCTACTTGACAACTATATGATAAGTAGTATCATGTATGTTGATAGTCGGAAGAAAGGATAGACCGTGGGTATGAATAGCGATGACTGGAAAATTATAATCTTTTGTTTTATTTTTTGTACGACATTGCTTGTCTTAGAGTTTATCCATATATATAGTTAGGTTGGAAAATTATGAGTGATGTTGGTTTTATTGAGATGGAAGAACCTATTATGATTCCACAAGCGGCAACTGAACAGATTGATAACGCACCTATTGAGATTGCTCAAGCTGCTAAAGACAGGGTGTATGTTGTATGGTTTGATAATGGTTTGGAATATGATGATAATTTTCAAGACATCGACAGAATCTTTTCCAGCTATGACGATGCCGCTAAATATCTTGATGATTGCGGATACGTAAGACAGGTTGAGAATGGGTATGGCGGGGAATATATGGCGTGGTATGCACCATATGACGAGGAATATCCATATGATAATTCATGTTATACTATTCGTGAGTTTGATTTGTACTAACTGTTAGGAGAAAAAATGTCTAAGATTCATCCACGTTGCTGCGCCAACTGCCGTAACTGCGAGCCGTTTGATAATGGCTTTGAGGTTCAGGACGATGAAGCTGGTTATTGCAAGGCGCATGAGTGGGAGATTGTATACTTGGATGATGATTCATGGTGCGATGATTTTGTAGCCGTAAAGTCTACCCGTGTGCGTGACGAGGATTGGGATTAGTATGGTGGAAAATAATAAGGTCGTACTCAATACAACCATCGACAAGGATGTTAAGGATGCTTTCAATACACAATGCAAACAGGTTGGTTTCTCTATGAATACGGTGCTAGAGATTCTTATGCGACAATTTGCGAATGGCGAGTTTCGTATTAAGTTTGAAAAGAATAAGTTGGATCTTGATTTAGAAGAATAATACCTTGTATATAGGTTATAATAGACGGGTGGAACATTTATCGTTCCACCCTTTTTTATTTTCAAAATTGACTGCAAAAATATGAGCTAACTACTTGATAACTACATTGATATAAGGTACAATATAGTAAAGAAAAGACGAGAGGAAGGGATTGATGATGGCTAGTCCAGCATTTGCGCCAGTTATTGTGGAAGAAAAGCAGCAGAACAATATCATTCCGTTTAGTGTTATCATTGGCACTAAAGATGTTAAGCCTAAAAGTCCGAAGGCTCGTGATAATAGCGGTGGATTAAAGCCTACTGGTGTATCTTCTGAGGTATACGCTTTCCGTACAGATGAAGAAATTAAGGCCATGATTGATGTGTTTGACAAGCATATCAATGAAGCTACCGATGAACACCATCGTCAGCTTGCCAGTCGGAACAAACTACTGTTCGTTATTGGTATCAATGTTGGTTTGCGTGCAAGCGATTTGATTACGCTTAAATGGAGCTTCTTCTTGGACGGTGTTAAGGACGGAGAGTATAAGTTTAAGGACTTCTATACTTTGCAACCTAAGAAAACGCGCAAGCAGAAAAAGTTTGTTAAGCTGTTCTTTAATAACACTGTGAAGAAGGTTATCGTAGAGTATCTTAATGAGTTTCCAACGGATAATTTAGACGAGCACATGTTTAAATCCCGTGAGGGTGACGGTGCTATTGCGGCTACTACTCTTTGGCGTATCGTTAAGAACACTGCTAAGGAAGCTGGGTTGCCTTATAATTATGGTAGCCACAGCCTGCGTAAGACGTGGGGTAGATTCTGTTTTGAACAGGCAGAGGATAAAACAAGGGCTTTGGTCTTGTTGCAAAAGGCGTTTAATCATTCTAGTCAAGACGTTACACTACATTATCTTGGCTTGCTTGATGAGGATATTCAAGATATGTATGAGAGTGTTAATATTGGTTATGATTTTATTTAATGAAAGGTGAGTATCATGGGTTTGTTTGGTCGAAAAAAAGACATTACCAACATGGTATTTGACTGGGATTTGTACTGGAAAGATATTGAGAGTGGCGTTGATAATAAAACCATAGTCAAGAAGATGGAAAATCTTGATTACTATGTGAGCAAGGTTGAACAGTCATACGGAAAAATTTCAGTAGCAGCATACGCAAAGTAATTGATATAAGGCGGTTGTTTTTTGACAGCCTCCTTTGTTTATTATAATCTTAGATATTGGAGAGTGTTGGAGTGGTAAAACAAAACTAAGAGAAGGGAGCGCTTGTCTTTGCGGAAAAATTTTGATGACTTTATACAGACATTTGATTCCGATAACACGGCAAAGGTGGCTAAATCATTATGTGTTATAGGCGAATATGATTATTCAAATTGCACACCTGTTGATTTACAAAATATTATATTAGGAATGAATCCTAATAGCCCAAAGGCTATAACGACTATTATATATATCCTTGGTTTGTATGCAAAATATCTTGGCAATAAAGATATGGAATATATGTTGAATGACTTGGATCGGAATATTCTTTGGTCGTTAGCCAAACCAAATGCTTCTAAGAAATTTATTTCCAATACGCAGTTTGAAAAGATATACCATGATATAGGAATGTATGAGGAGTATAACGGATTCTATATACAGACGCTATTCAGAAGCCTATATGAAGGTATCTATAACGATGATATGAGCGTTGTGAAGAACCTTAGAGCGGAAAATATATGGTGGGATGGAGCAACGTTAAAGCCCGATAATGGCGAGCCGTATGATATATCTATATCGGAAAAATTAGCCGATGATCTGATTAAGCTGAGTGAAATTGACATATGGGAAAGACGGGGCAGATATGGAACATGTAAAATATCAATAGTTGGATTGCATGAAGACAGCTGTTTCAAGGTTGAGAATCGCAAAGGAAGTTCGGAATATTCCTATAGGTTCAGTTACTACAGGCTGTTGCGGAATATATCTAAGAACTATGTTGGATATAATCTGTTGCCGCTACAGATATATGTGAGTGGAATAATGCATAGGATAACATTGGAGTTGGACAAGTGTGGAATAAATATCGAAGATGCCTTTGCGGACAATAACAAGGATAGAAAAGTGAATGGAATAATTTCAGATGAATTGAAGCGCAGCATGTGCGATACGCCAGTGCGGAACTTCAGGGAAATGGTCAAAGGCCATATAGATATTTTCTCTTCTTAGATGGAATATTTTATATGATGCAAATGATATGGTTTGGTGATAATATCTTAGTGTTGTGAAGTATTGCTATATTCTAAATATTTCACAACACACTTCTTGAGAGGAGCATTTGCATATGTTCGACTATAGTAAATACGGATTTTCCAATGGCGATAAGACCGAGCTTAAACGTGTTCTCGAAGACAAGATAGAGTTTGAATCGGTAAGTATAGATACATATATAGCAAGACCATATACATTTATTTTAAGGTCTTATGAAAAAAATGTCACAGCTTCTCTAGAGGACGATAGAGTGATAATCAGACGGAATGATTGCTTTAAAACTACTATTTCAAATTTCTCTTTTGACAGCGTTTGTGACGTGCAGTTTAAATTGACGGAAGATTTTAGGTGTTCTATATTTTTTACCATTGCAAATATCTGCTATAATATCGTTGCGTATGTTTGTTGATACATATTTAGTCCGCTGATGCAATGCGGACTGTTGCGAAAAAAGTTTTCAAAATTTTCTAAAAAAGTTGTTGACACGGATATAGGCACCATGTAATATAGTTGATGTCAGAAAGAGACGCGGATAAAAACGCAAATCAATCTGAGCACCTTGAGAAAAGAAGATGGAAAAAAGTTCAAAAAAGTTCTTGCAACTGATAAAGTTAGATGCTATAATATCTGACACAGAGAAACGAAAGTTTCCAGTTGCACCTTGATATTTGTATAAAGTATCAGCGTTGAGAAATCAACGCGAAGGATTGTTTCAACCATGTGTATTCACAATTCCATGTGGTCATGGACGTGTTCAAGGAGTTCCACTATGGAGGATACCCCATAGGTAGGCTTTGCCTGATGCAGGTAACTGGCATCTAAAGAAGGGCAGAAGAGATGGAAAATCTCAACCGAGCAGGCACGGTGCTGTGATGAAACGCAAGAAAATGGTATCGCTAACTGGTCGCTATCGCAATAGATATAAGGTATACTTATTGAACCAAGTAGAGGATAGTTTGGCAGCTATGTCAATCGCTTGGAGTGCCATAAGATAGTTGTCCAATTGATGCTGGTAATCAGATATAAGACCAGACGCGAGTACGAGTAGCCCAAAGTTGGAATATATTAGAAGATATTATAAGATTGATATGCTGAATGGTGGGTGAAAGTTGTTGGTAGCCAATCCAGCCATAGATTGACGTAAGTTGGGATGGAAAGATATGGGGTCGCTCCCTGTGTCTCAGCTCCATTTCCTATGTGACCGAATTACCACTACGTTTTATGAAGGTACGATGAAGATCGGAGACAATCTTTCGCGTTGGTTTGCTTGACCGACAAAGCGAGGTTCGATTCTGTGCTAGGTTTTGATAGGTTTTACTAGTATAGATGGTACGGTACGATTCCGTAGACGGAAAATACTATGGCTCCTTTCTGTTTTGGTTTCTGTCATGGTTGCTCCATTGCGTGTGAGCTATTTGACTTACGTTTTTGATTTTCCGTTAACGCTTAGTCCCAAGGTTTACGATGGAGATAGCTACCTGACAAGTCTTGGGCGCATGGTAACGGCGTAATGTTATCCCTTGTCTTAACGGAGGAAGCGGACTGTTAAGCGTACACCGTTGCGTAAATCGGTATCGTTGGAAGGTCTGCCAGCGAGGACGGTATTTAAAATAAGTGACCCCTCTGGTAGTTGGTGAGGACTTTAACAAGCTACCACCGTCTATGGAATATATATTATCATTGCGTGTTGCCTATATGTTTAAAAGGTCATATAGGACATGCTTGAAAAGTATATATTCCATAGACGGTAATGTGACTTGGCGGTGTGGCGAAATCGGTATACGCTATGCTTTAATGGGCAAAACAGGTAGCTCCTGTATGTTGGTTCAAATCCAACCACTGCCAGTGGAATGTTACCGTCTATTATAATGGTAATACACAATGGAAATTGTACGTAGTGGGAGATTAGTTAATGTTGGTATAACACCCTGCTTATAACGGGGCGTGACAGGATCGTCACCTGTATCTCCTACTACCTACAATCTAAATTGTGTATTACCTTAATATAATGCCCGATTAGTCCAATTGGCAGAGACAACAGACTCAAAATCTGTAAAGTATCAGTTCGAATCTGATATCGGGTACCCAGATTACTTAGATATAATGTTATTTACATTGTATCTATAATATAAACGGGCGCGTGGACTAATGGATAAGTCAACTGGCCTCTACCCAGTTCATCATGCGGGTTCGACTCCTGCCGCGTCCGCCTAGTTGTAACCGCAGAATGGCTAGTCAGAAAGTAGCTAGTCTGATGAAAGGTGAAGCCTACACACCTGCCATTCTGCTTACATATATTGTAGGAGATTGTAGGTCGATATGACTGAAGAAATATGGAAAGACGTAGTTGGATACGAAGGTTTGTATAAAGTGTCCAATTTGGGGAACGTATATTCTAATTACGTTCATAGAAGTTTAAAACAAGGTAATCATAGAGATGGATATAAGTTTGTTATTTTAAATAAAAATGGTAAGTCAAAATACATGTCAGTTCATAGGCTGGTTGCTACTGCATTTATACCAAACCAAGACGATTTACCAGAAGTTAATCATAAAGACGAAAACAAGACAAATAATTGTGTCGATAATCTTGAGTGGTGTAATTATTCATATAACGCAACATATAATGATGTTCATGAGGTAGCAAAGCAGAAGGCGCAGAACGAGCAGGAGACTGCAAAGGTTCAGGCTGAGACTAAGAAGATTGAAGCTCAGGGTGAAGCTGATGCAAACGCCGTTCTCGCACAAAGCCTTAATGACCAAGTGTTAACTAAACAGTATATTGATGCGCTAAAGGACGTTGGCAAGGAAGGTAATCTTGTCGTGGTTCCCAATGGTTCCACTCCAATGATTAACACTGGAAAGTAATGTACATGCCTTGGAAACTTTAGGGTTGACCATGAAAGACGGATAGTTTCGGCTATGTGAGAGTAAACGACATGTCGTTGAAATCTTAACGCGAAAGCAATTGTGTTTAATATATGTAGAGAGGGTATGTCATTTTGGATATACCCTCTTTTTTTTATGTGAACATGATATAATATCTATGTAAGTTGACGGAAATAAGGAGAACAAGTGTCTACTTTCATTTGTACTGTGTGTCAAAACAGAATCAAAGAACGCGGTAGCAATGTTGATTGTGGATACTATAATGATACACGCCCAATGATTGAAGACACGACAAAACTATATGATAAGAGTTTCCTCTGTCCTCATTTTATTCATGTCAGGTATAAAAATATGAATACATGTAAGTCAAAGAAGAAATATTCATGTAGATATGATGCGCTGTGTGCAGCCAAGACCCTGTTTATTAATAGCTCAAAGATTCTTCGTCCATACAAATGCAATGTGTGTAAATCTTGGCACCTAACACACGAATGCTATGATGGTTACAATCCAGCGGAAGAATATAGCAAGGCAAGAAAAGCAAATCGCTTGTACGATTAGATATTTATTGGAAGGTTTATCGTGAATTTTTCTAAGTTTGATATACGTATGTTCAATGAAGCACGTATGGAAGCTGAATCGTCTGAATTTAAAAGGTTTCACACTGGTGCCGTAATCGTATATAAGAAACATATCATTGGGCGCGGAAAGAATGACGATAAATCTCACCCAATGCAAAAAGAATATAACCGTAAATACAGGACGTTTAATAACGTTGGCGGTAACTATATAAATGATAGTATCCATGCTGAGATATCGGCGATTTCCTCGATACCATACACTGTCGGAATAGATATTGATTGGTCTAAGGTAAAGGTATATGTGTATAGAATCTCTCGTGGGACTAAACTTGGATACGGACTTGCCAAACCGTGTCCCGCCTGTATGAATGCACTGAAAGACCTTGGAATAAAAAATATCTATTATACTGATAGTGACGGCTATAGCTATCTCCAACTTGATGTGTAATTATTTTGTGAAGAGAGTTCCATTTGTGTTACTTTTCTGATATAATATCATAAGAATAAAACAGAATTTTCTGATGGAAGATTCTTTGCAATGTAAACAGATTGAAAGAAAGTTGGAATATGATATATGGTAGAAAACGATAGTACAGAAGCTCTTGAGTGGTATGCTGAAAACGGATATCGGCTCTATGATGATGATGAAGTTCGTAAACTTAGGTTTGAGGAAATACTTGAGAAAGCGCTTCGTCTATTAGAGGAAGAATTAGAGGAAGACTTTGTTGCCGCATCAAATAAGGTAGATAAGGAATCGGAAGATTATCATTCGTTTGAAGATATGTGTGCCATTGATGAAGATATTGACGAATACTATGTTGACTATGATACATGTAATACAATGCTTAGCGACATGATGGCTAAAGAGTTTATAAACAGTCTGAATGACAATGAAAAATATATTCTATCATGTCTGTTAAATGGGATGACACACCAAGAGATTAGTGATACAATGGATTGTACGAGACAGAATGTCACTAGGACTGTTGAAAGACTCGGTGCGAAAGCCATTGATTTTCTGTCTTGTAATTAAGGTTATATGCCAATAGAAAGGTGATTTATTATGGCGCGTACAAAGAATACTGTAACCCAGTCTGTTATTGATGAACTTATGGAGAGTTGTGATATCGCTGTCACAACTGCATTTGATAAGTGTACCATTGTGGCATGTAAGCTACCAAATGGTTTTGTAATTGTCGAGTCATCTTCTTGCGTTGACCATGCCAACTATGACGAGGATATGGGTGTCGATATTTGCATGAAGAATATTGAGAAGAAGCTTTGGGAGCTTGAGGGTTATCTGCTACAGAACAAGCTATATATGGATGGCGTTTCATTTGATGATGATAAGTATGATGATACAGATGACCTAGAGTGCAATGGCGTTTGTGAGCATTGCGATATGTTCGATGGCGATGATGATGTTAAGGACAATAAGACAAAGCATACAGATGATGAAGAGGATGAGGACGATGATTACTGGGATAAACTCGTTCAGGCTTATGATGATTATCTAGATTATGTTGATGATTATCTTGATGATTTAGCGCGTCATAGTCACAAGCGCCGTTATCATGAGCATAATCCATATCGTGATTATTACTATGGCAAGTTTTACTGTTAGACAATAGAATACATATAGATTATATGTAGAATGGTTTGGATAATATGTATTCTGATAGAATACTAGTCGGAACTATTCTACATATTGTTAAGGAGTTAATGTATGTACCTTGATTCAGCGGCAACAGCTAAGCCGCGCAAAGAAGTTCTCGAAGCCGCTATGCCGTATTTAACGAACAGCTTCTATAATCCATCTGCTATTTATAGTGGTGGCACTAAAGTTAAGAACGCAATTGAAGATTCTCGTAAGACTATTGCTGATTTTATCAATGCTGATGCAGATGAAATCTATTTTACGTCTGGATCAAGCGAATCAAATTGCTGGGCTATTCAGGGTTATGTATTTGCTGGCATGATGGATATTTCCACTACCTCAATTGTTACAACCAAGATTGAGCACAAGTCAATTATGGAATGTGTTGATGCCATGGAGCGTCTTGGCAACAGCACTTATTATTGTGACGTAACATATCTTGATGTTGATAAAGATGGTTTTGTTAATATGGAGCAGCTTGAGTCTGTATTTAAAGACCGTGAAGAGCCTAATTATTACGATATCTTTGTGTCGATTCAGTTGGCAAATAACGAGGTTGGCACTATTCAAAATATTAAAGCTATTTCAGATGTTATCCATAAGTATGGTGGCGTGCTTCATGTAGATGCAACGCAAGCATTTGGGCAGATTCCCATTGATGTTAAGGCTATGGGTATTGATATGTTAAGCGCATCAGCGCATAAATTGGAAGGAGGGCTTAAAGGAGTTGGGTTATTATACAAGAAAAAAGACATTGAGATTCAGCCCATTATCTACGGTAGTCAGAACGCTGGATTACGCGGCGGCACTGAAAACTGCTTTGGCATTGTCGGCTTTGCGAAAGCCGTTGAACTCGCATCTAAGGAAATGGAAGACAAGCTGGCGCTATCTGTAAAGCGTGATTATTTTATCAGCGAGCTTACAAGGAATGGCTGCAAGCTAAATGGTGCTTCTGTTCATAGACTGCCAAATAATATCAACGTCCAGCTTCCTGAAGGGGTTGGCTCGGAAGAACTTCTGTATATGCTTGACTTAGATGATATTCAGTGCAGTGCTGGTTCTGCCTGCAATAGTCATTCTAAGAAGCCATCATATGTTCTCAAGGCTATTGGGCTGACAGATGAACAAGCTGCAAGGTCTATTAGATTTACTATTTCTTCTGATATTACATATGAGGATATTGATTATGTTGTTGAAGAAGTAGTAAAGGATGTGAAGATTATTAGGAATAGCAACTAAATCCGTTGCTTTGACGTGTTTGAAACTAAAATAGTTGCTATAATATGATAACAATGAGTTTACTAGAGTAGAAAGGTTACGATATGCTAGACAAAAACGGCGAGCGTATGCTTGCGTACACTGTAACAGTTGATAGTATCACGCCAATTGAAAAGGCTGATAACATTGAGCTTGCTCATGTTGGAGGTTGGAATGTAATTATTCGCAAGCATGAGTTTAACGCTGGTGATATGGCTGTCTTCTTCGAGATTGATTCTTTGCTGCCAGAGACAGAGTGGTCTGAGTTTTTGCGCCCAAAGAAGTTTAAGGTAAAGACCTATAAGCTCGGAAAGTTTAATGTAGTTTCGCAGGGTTTGCTTCTTCCGATGAGCATTCTTCCAGATAATAAGGAGTATGCTATTCACGAGGACGTTACAAAGGTACTTGGTGTTAAGTATTATGTAGCAGAGGACAATGACCGCAAGGCTAAGTCTAATCCCAATGCCAAGTACAATAACATGTGCGCACGCAACGCCAAGCTCGCCAAGAAGAAGTGGTGGAAGTGGCTGATGAAGCGTGCATGGGGTCGCAAGTTGCTGTTCGTTTTCTTTGGTCGTAAGAAGGATAATCCTAAGAACTGGCCTGTGTGGATTAAGAAGACGGATGAAGACCGCATTGAGAATGTCATGTTCATGCTCGAAGACAAGAATCCTTATGTCGTGACTGAGAAGATTGATGGTACTTCTACTACGTTCTTCCTTGATTTGACTAGTCGTAAGCCTGATTTCGGTGTGTGTTCGCGCAATGTTCGCCAGATGGATGCAGACCAGAAGAACTTTGTTTCTGATATGTCTGGTATCGGAAACGTCTATTGGGAAATGGCATTCAAGTACAATGTCGAGGATGCTCTTAAGGACATTGCAAAGAAGCATAACTATAAGCACGTTGTACTACAGGGCGAGACGTATGGCGAGTCTGTACAGGGTAACAAGTATAAGCTTGACGAGCGCCGATTTGCAGCCTTCAATCTAATCTTTGATGGAGAGCGCCTTGGTTCTGTTGAAGCGAAGAAGATTCTAGCTGAGTACGACATTCCATTCGTGCCTATTATTGATGATAACTATATCCTGCCTGATGCCGATGACTTCGAGGAGTTCAAGCAGTCTGCCGATGGCAAGAGTGTAATCAATAAGAAGTGTCTGCGTGAGGGATTTGTGTATCGTAGTCAGGATGGACAGCGTAGTTTCAAGAACGTCTCCCGCAAATTTTTGTTGAAGTCGGGTGAATAAATAAAAAGATATGTTGCACATCTGCTAATAACAGGTGTGCAACATTTTATTATGAAAGAGATATGAATGAGTAGATTGCAAGATTTAACTGGTAAAAGATTTGGTATGCTTACGGTAATAAAAAGAACAGATGATTATGTTCAGGAAAATGGTAGGCATAGAATAATGTGGTTATGTAAATGTGATTGTGGGAATGAAACGGTTGTTTGTGGAGATAATTTAAAGGGAAACAAAATAAAGTCATGCGGATGCTTGCAAAAGCAAGTGGCATCAAAAAGATTAAAAAAATATAATAAATATAATTTATCTGGGAGCTATGGTATTGGATACACATTTAAAGACGAAGAGTTTTATTTTGATTTAGAAGATTACAACAAGATTAAAGATTATTGCTGGTATATTGATAAAGATGGATATGTAAAAACACATAATCCAAATGATTCAAGCAAGTTTATATTGTTAAGCAGACTAGTTATGGGATTTCCAGATATATGTTTTGACGTAGACCATAAACATGGGTGTTCGACAAGAAACGACAATAGAAAGTCAAATTTGCGCATATGTACAAGACAGCAAAACTGTATGAATAGAGGGTTGCAATCAAATAACACATCTGGTGTTACTGGTGTTCAGTTTAACAAAAAGAGTAATACATGGATGGCAATGATTGGCATAAATGGAAAGTCTTATTCAAAAAGTTTTGCTGGATTTAATGATGCGGTTAGACAAAGAAGACAATGGGAAAACGAACTCTTCGGAGAATTTAGTTATGTTAATAGTAACAAGGATGTAAAATGAAAAACGTTAAGCCAATATTTATTATGATGTGCGGATTACCAGCCAGCGGTAAATCATATTATGCAAAAAATCTTTCTACGGAAATTAATGCGGTTGTTTGTAGCTCTGACGAGTTACGCGAAGAGATGTTTGGTGATATAAATAATCAAACCAACAATCATAAATTATTTAATGAATTGCATAAAAGAATTAAAAACTATTTACGCAACGGCAGTAATGTTATTTATGACGCATGTAATGTTAATTCAAAGCGTAGGCGTAGCTTTATTCAAGAATTAAAAAATATTGACTGCGTTAAAGAATGTATTATTATGGCAACGCCATATAACCAATGTCTAGAAAATAATAGCAATAGGGATAGAACGGTTCCAGATGACGTTATTAAGCGCATGTATAAACAATGGGAAACTCCTTATTTTTATGAAAACTTTGACCGTGTTAGCATTGAATACTGGAAAGGTAGCTGCAACGGCTCGCTGCTTCCAATGTCTTGGGCGCTAGACTATAAGAATTACAATCAAGATAATCCGCACCACGAATCAACTCTTGGTATACATTGTATGAAGGCTATGTGTTGGCTATATGATAGCGAGTGGTTTAATCACGCTTCAATTGAAACCATAATAAACGCAGCGCTAATCCACGATTGCGGCAAGCCGTTTTGTAAGACATTTAAAAATGGCAAGGGTGAGATTACAGAAATAGCGCACTATTATGGGCATGAGCATGTGGGCGCATATGATAGTCTATTCTTTACATATGGTGCTGGCATCAGTTCTTTATTTGTTTCAGCCCTTATATCAAATCATATGAAGCCATATGTGTTTGAAAAAGATGGTGGAAATGAAAAGCTTCGTAACAAATATCTAAAATTGTGGGGCGATTACTTCATGCAGTGTGTTATGATTCTACATGAAGCAGATAAAGCCGCACACTAAAGGAGTTTTATATGTCATATAGAGTTTTCGATCTAAAAAATCGTGAATGGGTAGACCCCGATAAAATTCTAATTTCATGCGGAGAAAACAGGCTTCTGACCTGCGGAAACGCTGTGCTCGGATGGCAAAAATTGAAGGAATTGCCTGAAAATAGGTACTTATTCCACAAAAGCCTAGGAATTGTGGATAAACATGGTGTCGAGCTATATGAAGGCGATATCTGTGCGGTTGATATGCCAGAGGGACATGAAGATGGCGATACAATCACTGTTGAGGTTGCATATATCAAAGAGCGTGCTGCTTATTTCATGTTTGATTGGGAGCACTCTAAGTATTACAGCTTTGGCGAAGATATTGGTTTAATCATTGAAGTTGTAGGCAATGTGTGTGATAATTTTGATGAAAAAAATGAGGTGGATGCAGCATGATGGTAATTGCAATCGTTATGGCGGCGGTAATTGTGATATCATATACATGCTGTAAGATTTTCCACAAGGAAGATGAGCTTCGTAGATATGGGAATGAAGACTATGGTATTTGGGATGAGTGGTGATTGATATGATTCAGATTCGCAATGGAGTATTTGAGACTAATAGCTCAAGCACACATAGCATTTGTATCTCTAAGACCACTGTTGATGCAGATGGTTGTCATGTTGACTTTCATTTCGGTGAATTCGGTTGGGAAAATGGAGAAGCCGATGTAGCGGATTACCTATACACGGCAATCTATGAGCTTGATCGCAATGGCGAAGAAGGGCTTCTTAATAAGCTAAAAGACATTCTTGATTCTCATGGCATCAGCTATACATTTGAGAAGCCAAAGCTAGTCCATCATGAATATGATACCTTAGACTGGTGGGAGAATGAGACTGGCTATATCGACCACGGATATGATACATATGAGTTCGTACATACCGTGCTTAACAATGACGATATGTTGATTCGTTATCTCTTTAGCGATAGCCATGTATATACTGGCAATGACAATGATGATGGTGGTCAGATGTGCAATGCCGCAGAGCCTACTATCTGGAAGTGGAATTCTGATTGGCATAATAGTTGGGAAGAGCCAAACCCAAATCATGACGAAGATAAGTACGAATACTTCTATAAGGGAAACTAGGGTGTTATATAATGATTCAGATTCGCGCTGGTGTATTCGAGACTAATTCAAGCTCGACTCACTCCCTATGCATTATGACGAAAGACGATTTTAATAAATGGGTTTCTAGTCATAATGGCGAATATTATTTTGTTGATGGCGATGGATATGGCTATACTTTCAATCATTGTTTTGCTGATGGTGTTGGAAGCGGAATCTATGATAAAGAAACAGTAAAGCAAGCCATCGAAAGGTACGTACAGGAGTATGAAAAGAAATATAAAGACGAGGAATGGTATACTTCTGTCGATGTTGATATGCTAGAGCATAGCGATGATGACGAGGTTGAGTCTAGACGCGAGGATTCAAGACTGTGGGACTTGGGCATCTACACATATGAGGATTGGTGTAGATATAATGATGAGTTAGAACAGTATGAGACATCCTTTACAACGCCATCTGGTGATGATATGATTGCATTCGGAGCATATGGCTATCGCTAGGAGAAGTAATGAAGATTCTTGGCAGTTATAAGAATAACGATTATACCTGTACTATGTTCTCAGACGGAACTAAAATAAGGTGGAATGACAAGGATTCATTTAACCCAATTAAGCCTGAGTCAATTGACCTTAAAATTTGCAACAGATGTGATATGGCGTGTGCAATGTGCCACGAGAACTCAACGCCAGACGGAGGGTTTGGTGACATTCTGAACCTTCCGTTTATTGATACCATGTTTCCCTATAGTGAGGTTGCAATCGGTGGTGGAAATCCTCTGACGCACCCAGACTTGATTGAGTTTCTTGAGTATCTTAAAGAGCGTAAGATTATCGCAAGCATGACGGTGAATCAAATGCACTTTATGCAGAATATTGATTTGCTTAAAGAGCTTACGGATAAGAAGCTAATCTATGGTCTTGGTATTTCGTATATCGGTTACCGTTATAAGAATTGCATTGACGCAATCAAGCAGTTCCCGAATGCCGTTGTACATGTTATCAATGGTATCGTTCATATGGACAGCCTAGAAGCCCTTGCCCATAATGATTTGAAGATTCTCGTCCTTGGATACAAGGAGTTTAGGCGCGGCAAGGCTCTATATGATGAGTGCGGTAGAGAAATTGATTCTTTAAAATACCAGTTCTATGATATGCTACCTAAGATTGTGAACGATGGTTGGTTTAAGTGCATTAGCTTTGACAACCTTGCAATCAAGCAGCTTGAGCCTAAGCGACTTATGAGCGAGAAAGACTATAAGGAATTCTATATGGGCGATGACGGGGCGTTCACATGCTACGTTGACGCTGTTAACCGACAGTTCGCCAAGAGTTCTGTGTCTACTGAGCGTTATGGTTTGATGGATGATATCGCCGATATGTTTAAGGTTGTTAAGGATGGTGTCAATGGAAAATAAATTGATTTACCTTGCTGGTGGCATAAGTAACTTAAGCCGCGATGAGCAGTGGCAGTGGCGTAAGGATGTACGCAATAAGATTCTTGAGAGCATTAATTTTTATGGGTATGATTATATGCCTATGTTCTTCAATCCACTGATGCACTACACTGTAGATGATGAAATTCATAAGAGTGAGCGCGAGGTGTTCGAGCTTGAGACTTATAATGTTCGAAAGTCTGACTTGGTTATTGTGAACTTTAACGCTCCTGAGTCAATCGGAACCGCGATGGAGCTTGCTATCGCCAAGGAGAATCGTATTCCCGTTGCTGGATTGAACGAGGATAATGTTGAGCTACATCCGTGGTTGATTGAGTGTACAACGCGCATGTGCGATACATTTGACGAGCTTATTGATTATGTTGCATGTCAGCATTTGATGGCGTAATAAACTAATGTAAAATTAATGTAGACTAATGTAGACTAATGTAAAAATTTTTTAGATTATATTTTAGATTATCTATTAGATTAGTTTGTACTTATGATATAATAACTAATGTTATATGCCTTAATAAATATACGGAGGTATCTTAGATGGCAAATGAGAAGAGTGGCATTAAGAAGACTGACTGGAAGTCAAGTTTTGTTCTGGTTGGCGCTGCAAAGGTAAATGATTATACCTTTACTATCGACAAGCAGAGTGAGCGTAGTTCTTGGGTTTATAATTCTATGAGCCTTAACATTGATTGCGGTGAGAAGTATGGCACTGTACGTGCCGAGATGTTTGGAGGATATTCCCCAGATCGCGAGAACATTATTTATGCCCACGGTAAGGACGATAATGGCAACGATGACTTCTCTAAGCAGATGACTGTTGCTTGGGAAGACCGTTTTGACGATACGATTCTAGATGAGGTCGGTGAGCTTTCATTTATTACTGTTGGTCTTGAGAAGACTACGGCCGGAAAGACTTATTATAAGAACTTCCTTAGCGAGTATGATGCAATTGCCTATGCTCAGGAACATCTTGAGGACGGCATGGTTGTAAATGTCAAGGGTCGTTTGCAGTACAGCGCATACAACGATACAGTTCAGGTGCGCAAGACTATTCAGAGCATTGTCCTGAGCAGCGCTGATGAGCCTTCTAAGTATTATGCTCGCTTTACCCAGTCTGTCCTTCTCGATAAGGATTCTGCAAGCCTTAAGGATGTTGACAAGGATAAGGGCGTTATGTATGTGAATGCTCGTGTTCTCGATTACGTCAAGGAGATTAATGGCACTGAGGTCAATGGTCAGTATCCGTTCACAGAGCAGTTCGAGTTCCCGATGGACTTCACTAAGCCTGAGCTTTGTAAAAAGGTTTATGATAAGCTCTTCAAGGTTAAGAAGAATGTCCGTCAGGTAACGTTTGACGGTATCTTCGTTGAGGGTGGCGCTACCATTACGGCAACGATGGATGATGTTCCTGATGATATCAAGGAACTGATTGATATGGGTCTTTATTCTGAGGAGGAAGCACTTGCCAAGTGCAGTGCAAGCGGTTCTCGTGAGCGCCGTATGATTCTTCAGAAGCCAGTGATTAAGCTTGTTGGCGATGACAAGACTCCCGTTGTACAAATCTTCGATGATAAGTATGAAGAGGATGAGCTTGTAGTCAACGTTGTCGATGACGAGGATGCACCATTTGATACCGATGAGCAGTCTTCGGATGACTCGGATATGTCTTGGCTTGATTCCCTGTAAATAATATATACTATTAAGGTTATATGCGGGAGAGATAAGTTTGAACTCTCCCGCTCATTTCTCTAAAGATTGGAGGTGAATATGCATAGTGAAATAAAAGTAAAGGTTAAAGATAATTTAGTTGGTAAAAAATTTAATAGACTAACGGTTATTGATAGAGCAGGCGATTATACTTATCCAGACGGTAAACGTATTGCACGCTGGCTTTGCGTATGTGATTGCGGTAATAAATGTGTTGTTAGAGGAACCGCATTAAGAGATGAAAGCACGCAATCATGTGGGTGCTTACACAAAGAAAAAGCAGCCGCAGCAGCAAGTGTAGCAAATAAAAAATATAATACGTATGATTTATCTGGTGAATATGGCATTGGATATACATCAAATACCAATAAAGAATTTTATTTTGACTTAGAGGATTATGATAAAATTAAAGACTATTGTTGGCACGAAGGTACTGGTGGATATATAACAACGTATGTTGATAATAAAAATCTTTCCATGCATAGATTAATAATGCTTAACAAAAATGATTTATGTAATACAAATATTGATGTAGATCATAAACATGGACACGCTACAAGAAACGACAATAGAAAATGTAATTTAAGAGTGGCTACAAGGCAAGAAAATTTAAGAAATAAAACTCTAATATCAACAAATAATTCTGGATTTATAGGCGTTTCATTTAGAAAAAATCGTAATAAATGGAGAGCATATATAAATCCAGATAAAGGCTCTCAACTGTCTCTTGGTCATTATGAAACATTTACAGAAGCAGTTAAAGCTCGCATTGAAGGTGAGTTAAAATATTTTAATGATTTTGCATATTCATCGCATAAGAATGTGTTAAAATATATAAACGAAGGCGGCACTCTAGAACCGTATAATAGAGAGCAAATTGAAAGTATAATGAATAGCAAATAATTAATGTTATATGCTATATGCTATATAGAAAGGTGACAAAGTATGGGTAAGTTTGGAAAGAAAAATCATGTTTCACTAAATCCTCTTGATGCAAACATTTGTTTGCTAGGGCTTCCTAAGATTGGTAAGACCACGATTATGAAACAGGTTGCAGAGAAACTTGTAGGCGAGAATGGATATCTCTTTTTGGAGATGTTCCGCGAGAATGGCGCGAAATACATCGAGGATATTGTCTATGAGAATGTACCTGATTGGGATACATTTGTAGAGATTATTGATGATATTGTTGATAATAAGGCTAGTGATTATCCAGAACTTAAGGTTGTATTTATCGATACTATTGACAATGCTATTCAGCTCGCCGAGCAGGAGAGCATTCGACTCTGGAACAAGGAGAATCCAACTAAGCGTACTACTGCGATTAATGCAGCTTGGGGAGGTTTTCAGAAAGGGCAGGATAAGGCGCTTGACCTGCTTCAGGAACAGTGGTTCCGTCTTCGTGAGGTTGGCGTAGCATTTTCTCTAATTGGTCATGTTCGCCAGACTACTATCACAGACCCAATTACGCTTGATACATATCAGCAGATCACATCTGATGTTTCGCAGCGATATTTTAATCAGATTAAGAAGAACATTGACTTGATTGGCATTGCTTATATTGACCGCGAGATTACAAAAGAGCGTACTGGTAAGAAGAATGCGGTAACTGGCAAGGATGAAGTTGTTAATAAGGTAACTTCAGAAGCTCGAAAGATTAAGTTTAGGGATACAAACTATTGTGTTGATAGCGGCGGTCGAATGTCTCAGATTGTTGAAGAGATTGATTTTGACCCAGACGAGTTCATCAAAGCTCTTACCGATGCGCTAAAGGCTGAGGTAGAAAAGGGTGGCAAGTCTATTGATGCTCGTGTAAGGGAAGATGCTAAGCAGGAGAAGGAGCTTGAGAAGCGCGTTGCCGAGCAGGAAGAGCAGGCTAAGTCTCAGGCTGCTGTGGATGATGTAGTTGCTCAGATTGTTAATTTCTTTACTGAGAACAAGTCTGATATCGCAAAGATTAAGCCAGTCCTTACAGCAGTCAAGAATCTTGGATATGATAACCCCAAGTCAATTGATAATATCGAGGACGCAAACAAGATTTTCGCTCTAATTTCTGAGTAATTCTGATATAATGTATAGTCGTGCTACAAAATATAAAAAAATGTAGCACGACTATCCTCACTAAAGAAAGGTTTGATTATGGCACAGTCTATTGAGGTCATGGAGCAGCGCTATCAGATGCTACTTAACCGTAAGGGCAAGAATTCCGAGAATGTTGGCATCATGCGCAAGCTACGCCGTAAGATTAATAAGGCTAAGAACGGCATTATTCTTTCCTAGTATATCTTCATAGAATATTACTTCAGCGAAAGGAGTCCATATGTCTTCCGACTTTAAACAAGAGTTCCTGAAAAACAAGTATGAGTATATTTCAGATGATGCTTCCAATGAGCCGCTAAAGAAGACGAAGAAGCAAAAGCCTAAGAAGTCTAATCATAAGCATGAATATAAGAATCTAATTATTCAATCTTATGACAAGGTGGCTGGCAAATGGCGTGATGCTTATGTAAGCTATTGTCATACTTGTGGCAAGCTGAGCAGCTTTCAGGAAACTGATGAGATTGCAAAGATTTTCCCAAACATTCGAGTTGGTATATTCGGCTTTTGTATTGGTCTAACTTACAACGATAGCAACAAAGAGTGGCAGAGCTTTGCAAATTGGTCTAGCGAAAATATTCCGCATGTCAAGTGGAAAGATTTTGTTTATTGGAAAGACAAGTATATCGACTTGGATTTGCTAAATAATTAATTGACTTGAATGTTCTGCCCATGACATAATAGTCGTGGGCAGTTTTGTATAAGGAGGTTCTGCCGTGGCTAAAGCGTCTAAGAGAAAGATGACAGAGCAAGAGCTTGCAGATTGGGACGAGCTTTATGAGTATGTGCGTTCAAAGGTAATGGGCTACGATAAGAACCAATCATTGACACCATACATTGTGTTGCGTTTAAAGGGTCTTGTTGACGGTAAAGCGGTGGCAAATAAAAAGGTTAAAGATAAAGCCCATTATTCTTACAAAGTTATTTTAAATACATTTAAATATTCAATGCCTGATATTGGGCGTGCAGTTGGACGCATTACATTTAAAGATGAGTCTGCAAAGTTTAACTATATTATGAGAATCGTAGAGAACAATATCAATACGGTATATATACGTATGAAAAATGCAGAGAAGGCAAAAGAAGAAGTCAAAGAATCTGATGTCAGTTATGCTGCTAACTATGTTAATATGTTTAAGGCAAAGAAAACAAACAGCACTAAGAAGCTTGATGACCTATGGTAAGGGTTGGTTGATATATGGCAGAAAAAAATAAGAAGAAATTAAGCGCCTTTGAGCAGCAAAAGGCAGAGACTATTAAAAAGGTGTCTGAGTATAAGCTTCAATGTGAAGCAAATGTTGTTGCTATTCTATATAAAGATCCAGACAAGATGTATAATACTGACATTGATTTAAGTTCATTTACAAGTAATGTATGGAAAGTATTCTGGCAAATTGCACACGACATTATTATCGTTGAGAACAAGAACACTCTTGACGATATCACAATAGGAATGTATCTCAATAAGCACCCAAAGCTTAATGAGAAATATGTTGAGTATGGCGGCTACGACACCATTACTGCCGCTATGGGCTATGTTAAGGAAGAGAACCTTGATGGCTATGTGTCAGAGTTGCACAAGTGGGATGCAGTAAGAGAGCTTTGTGAAAAGGGATTTCCTGTAAAAGACAGGCTTTCTGATTATGCTGACATGTCAGAGGAAGAGATTTACAATGAGCATGAAGCATATCTAAACCATATCTTCGCTAATTCATCTGCTGGTATCAAGAGCATTAATGTATTTGATGGCATGTATGAATTCATTCAAGAGCTTAATGAGTGCAGTGAAGCTGGTATGCCGTTCTATAATGCAGACCTACTTAATGCAGAGGTTGGCGGATTCAACCTTAATGGCAATATCTATGGGCTTGGCGCTGGGTCTGGCGTAGGCAAGTCAAACATGGCATTCAACTGGATCATTCCTTCTGCTATGAAGTATGGCGAGAAGGTTGTCATGTGCATCAACGAGGAAGATGAACGCCGTATTCGCAAGGAGCTTTTAATCTGGGTTGCCAATAACATCTTCAACGAGGAGCTTCATAAGCGCACAATCCGTGACGGTGGCTTTGATAGTGAGACGATTGCCTTGCTCAAGAAGTGTGCTGATTGGATTGACCAACAGAAAGACGAACATATCTTGACTGTCATTCCGCTTGAGAGATATTCCGTCAAAACTGTTATCAAGATTATCAAGAAGTATTCAAGTGCATTTGGCGTGCGCATATTCATTCTCGATACACTTAAAGAGAGCTTTGATGCTAAGACGGATGAGATATATAAGTCTATGATGCGAGATATGGTTACTCTTTATGATGTTGTCAAGCCGTCTGCCAAAAACGTTGGGTTGTTTGTGACGTATCAGCTTGGCAAGAGCAGCTTAAAGATGCGTTATCTTACTAACAACGAGATTGGTCAAGCTAAGTCTATCGTAGATGTTATGAGTGTAAATCTTATGATGCGTAGGCCGTATGAAGATGAGTATGAAGGTGGAGCAAAAGAGATAATCGGCTATCGTCCAGATGGCAAAGACGGTAAATCAAAGATTGCCATTAAGCTAAAGAAAGATGATAACCCGCTGATTACTTTTGTCTGCAAGAATAGGTTTGGCATTAGCGGTGGACACCAAGTTGTATCAAGCTGTGACCTTAGTACAAATACATATAAGGACATTGGATACTGTAACATACCTCAAGATTTTTAATTTTACTATTAATGTTATATGCGGTTGTGCTATACTTTAATAAGTGACCGAGCGCGAAAGGAGTGATATTTAGATGGATACAACTTCTCTGAAAGAATATATCTTCAATAATAATAAAGTTGAATTTGTTCTAGATAAGATTGGTTGTAAGTCAATTAAATATCACTCCTCTAAAAATTTTTATTCAGCAACTAATTACAATGGCGATAATACTGGTGCTGTTAATGTCTATAATACCAAGTATCTTCTTATACATAATTGGACTCGTGAGAGTGAGTTTGATGATGTGTCAGATATTATCTCTCTTGTCCAATATAATAAGAAGTGTTCATTTGTAGACGCTGTTAAATATCTTCATAATATTCTCGGACTTGAATTAACACCATATAAGAAAGAAGAAAAAAAAGAAAAGTTAGACCCCCTTGCTATCTTTAAGAATGCTATCAGTAGACACAGGGCAATAGTAGACGTAGCTGAGATACAGGCTATTAAAGAAGAAGCTATTAACGATTATGTTCCTTTGCTTTATATTGATTGGTTGCGAGAAGGTGTCATGCCTTGGGCTGCTAAAAAGTTTGGACTAGCCTATTCATATAAATATCATCGCGTAGTTATTCCTATTAGATATTGGCTTGATGGTACGCTTGTTGGCTTTAATCAAAGAACTACGGTTGAGAATTATGAAGAACTAGGAATTCGTAAATACTTTCTAACTGCTTCATATAGAAAAAGTCTTAATCTTTATGGCCTTTGGGAGAACAGAGAAGAGATTGAGGACAAGAGAACTGTAGTTATCTGCGAGTCTGAAAAGTCTGTTCTTAAAAGATATTCGCGTAATGATGGTACTTGTGTTGCACTTCAAGGTAAGAAGCTAAGTGATGAGCAAAGACGTATTATCATTGGACTGAATGTAAACGAAGTTATTATTGCTCTTGATAATGATGTTCCAATAGAAGAAGTACGTCACATATGTGAGCAGTTCTATCATATCAGGAATGTATCATATGTGAAGGATCGATGGAATTTACTCGGCGATAAAGACGCTCCTGCCGATGCAGAGAATAAGGTGTATAATTTTCTTATGAAGCATCGTGTTAGGTATGATGAATCAGAGCATCAAAAGTATTTAAGTAGCCTTAAGAAGAAATGAGGTAGACAATGAAGCTCGTATTTCAGAACAGTCAAGGACATGAGCGAACAATTGCAGATGTTAAAACGGCAGATGAAGCATATTCTGAAATTAAAAAATTCTGTAACGAACGAGATTTTCATATTTACTATACCCGTATTTGGCAAGACGATGATGGTGCGACAGTCTATGATGTTGGCTCGCATGTGAGCTTCTTTAAGCTGTATCAAGATAACAAGGAGCAGAAATGATTACGAAAAAAGATTTTGTTTCAGCAGTGAATTCAATTAAAGAAGTTGAAAACTTCTATCATCAATATGGTCATAAGTGCTACGTTAAAAACTCGCTAATTCAAACACTTGTAGATTCTGTTGGTGATAAATATGAGTGGACTGCATGGTATATCAACACGACTCGGTACGGTGAAGTAAACAACACTGTAAGTGTCGGAGAGTATGGTAACGAGGTTAAGCACTATGTCATCAAGACCGTTGATGATTTGTATGACTTCCTTGCTGACTACTATCATTGGAATGAAATGGGTTATAAGTATGAGTAACTATCCAGATTACACTTGGGAGCAAGACCCGCGTGCTCCGTGGAATGAACCAGTGCCTTGGCTTGATAAGAAGTGTTTGCAATGTTCATTGTTTGCGCCTATTCCGAAAGATATTTGCAACACAACAATGGGTTATTGCGTTGAATGTTGTGACTATTGCAATGGCGAAGACGATGCGTGTGATTCTTTTGAGCTGTATTAGAGGTGTTATATATGAATGATAATTGTCAAAAATGTGCTATGACAACAGATGACATCCAAGAGTTTATGAAGATTACATACTATATGATGGGCATTGTAGATAAGTTTATTAGTATGTGTGATGCTTCAACATATGGTGGTTTCAGAGATAATGAGTTTCGCATGTTCAAAAGAATGCATAAAGAAATGGATGATATCACAGAGCGCCGAGGAATATATATCAATAAATAGATCGGTGTGATAATGGAAATTGTAAGCATTGACCGTGTTAAGGCTCGCAAGCCACATAAGTGTGATATGTGTGGTAAGAAGATTGAAGTCGGCGAAGAGTACGAAGCCCAGAATCTAGTCTGCTATAATGAGATGTATACGTTCCATCAGTGCGATAGGTGCAAGCCATATGTCGATGAGCTGTGGAGCGTAGGTTTTGATAGCGACCTAGATGGACTTGATTCAAATACTTTTTATTCATTTATGTCAGAAGAGCATAATGATGTTTTGGATAAATGGTATAAAGAAGATGGTTACGATGAGTAAGAAAAGCACTATAATCTGCGACAGATGCGGTAAAGAAGTGCCGTACAATGTAGGTAAAAGGTTCTATCATCTTACGACTATATTGTTTGATAGGTTTTGTCTATGGGAAGGTATTGAAGATAGACTTGACTTATGCGATGATTGCTCAAATGAGTTTCGCAAGTGGTTAAAGAGAGAGGTGTAGATTATGGCATTGGATTTAACATGGTTTGACGTAGATGGAGATATCGAAACGTTCTATACTTATTGCCTTTACCACATGGAAGGCTGTGATGAGCCAGAGTGGACTATGTACAATCAAGTCACGGCTGCAATTGAAGATTATTGGATGAAGAAGTTTAAGTTTAAGCTTAAGGACTCGGTTGACAATGCGATTGAAGACACCATTGCCCAGATGCCAAATGCATTGAAGATGTTAGAGGATTCATAGAAAGGAATTGATATGGCTATATATAAAGTTGAATTTGATTGGTGGACAGTCGAGGACGAGGATAAGCCTTGGTATGAGCAGGAGCAGCGAGTATATTATTTCACACACGCTGAGGATGCGCTTGATTTCGTTGACCGTGTAGTCTGGAATGAAGCGGCATATGTATCTATGGACAGTCCGATTAACGCATATCTTTATAAGTTTAGCGAGTCTAAGCAGTATAATGAGCCAGATTGCCGATATATTGCAGCATGGCATGATATTGATAAAAGAGTGCGCTAAAACAACGCTCTGACCTGCGGTTTTGTTGACGAAAAAAGCTTTAAAATCGTGATTTTAAAAGTTTGATAATTCCAATAAAAATGTTAATTCCAAATAGCAATTGGAAGCAACAAAAAATATTGGAATTATCAAAGAATAAAACATACTTTATTAATATCTAATTCAATTTAATATTGTGATATAATAATGACCGTATATAGAGCGGTCATTATTTGTATAGAGAGTGATTTAATTAATAAGGCTATATGCTAAAGTGGTGATTATATGAAAAGGATATATGGTAAGAAACATATTGGAATGACAAATAAAAATTCATTTGGAACAATAATGAAAATTGTTGATTATATTGATTGTAATAATATTTACGTTGAATTTCAGGATGAATATAAGTATGTAAAACATGCTAGTATGAAGAATTTTTCAAGGGGGCCTATAGCAAACCCTTATGACAAAACTGTATTGGGTGTTGGTTTTATAGGCCACGGCGTGTATTCAAAAGAAAACGATACGGATTGTTATACATGTTGGAGAAATATGTTAATTAGGTGTTTTAGTAAAGAATACAAGGAAAAATATCCAACATATAAAGAATCATTTGTAGATAATGAATGGTTGAATTTTCAAAATTTCGCTAAATGGTATTATGAAAATATATATTACGTACCAAATGAAAGAACAGAACTTGATAAAGATATCTTATATAAAAATAATAAGATATATTCAAAAGACACTTGCATATTTGTTCCAAGGAGAATAAATAGTTTGTTAATAAATAATAAAAGTGTAAGAGGTAAGTATCCTGTTGGCGTAGATTTGTATGACGGTAGGTTTAGGGCAAGATGTAATACACCAAATGGGAGCGTATTTATTGGGAATTATGATACGGCAGAACTTGCATTCGAAGCATATAAAAAATATAAACAACATTACATCAAACAAATTGCCGATGAATATAGAGATAAAATCCCAAATAAATTATATAATGCATTGTATTCATATACGATAGAGAAAGGTGATTAAATGACTCGTCTATCAAAAGAAGAGCTTGATAAAATCAAAAAGAAGTACGGCGTATCACGTATCTTTTCATGGAGTCGTGTGAATACTTTTATGACTTCACATTATGAATACTATCTCAAATACGTTAAACACGTAAACGAGGACAGAACAGACTGTGGATATGCACCTTTGGGATCAATCGCGCACGACACTCTTGACGCATTTTATGAGGGCGATATTTCATACGAAGATATGATTGACCAGTTCGAGGATGGTTGGCTTACTGCCATTGACATTGCAGACCTTAAGCTTGACCGTAATGATGAAGAGCATGATGCTAGTATCAAGGCTAAATACAAGGAAGATTTACAAATCTTCTTTAAGAATCATACTAAGTATGATCATAAACTACTTATTGAGAAGCCTGTAATTGCACAGGTTGGTGACAATGTATTTGTCGGCTATATCGATGCATTGTTTAAGGACGATGATGGTTGTTATAACATCATTGACTTTAAGACCAGCTCTATGTATAAGGGTAAGACCCTTGAAGAGCATTCTGGGCAGCTAACCATATATGGCTTTGCGCTGGTGCAGGCTGGCATTCCACTTGACAAGATAAAGATTTGTTTTAATTTCTTGAAGTATTGTAACGTTCAGTATCATCAGAAGAATGGTGCTGTAAAAGAGCGACAGGTTGAGCGTTATAAGCTTGGCGATAGTCTCAAGACAAACGTTAAGATGTGGCTTAAAGCTGATGGGTATTCAGAAGATGAAGTTGAAGATTATCTGAAGCTTCTTATTGATACCAATAGTCTTGATGTATTACCAGATGATGTACGCGATAAGTATGTAATCACAGATTGCCATGTATTTATTCCGTTTACACAGGAGTTAATTGATAAGTGGACTAATACGATTGTATCAACGATTCAAGATATAAACATGCGTGAGAAGGATTACGAAGAGACTAAGAGCGACAAATGTTTTTGGGATTCTGAGGAAGATGTTAAGGCGCAATCGTATTACTTCTCAACATTGATGGGATACAGCGCTAATCTACATAAGCCGTATAAGGAATTTTTGGACAAGCTAGAAGCACAGAAGAATGGTGCTGGTATATTTGATGGTCTTCTTAATGATTCTGAAAATGATGTTGTAACTAGTCAGGATATATGCAATAATAATACCGATGAAGTAGATTTGTCTTGGTTGGATGAACTAGCCTAACTTGTAGGAGGATATACAGTGAGCAATGGTATTAATATGTTTAACAAGATTCGTGATTTGCTCGGTGCTATCGTATATGCGATTAGCATTATTCTTGGTTTCTATGTGAGCATTTGGGTAATGCTAATTGAGCCTATTATTTACGCCTGTCAGTGTTTTGATGCTGGTACTTTAACTGCAACAATTGTCGGCATAACTATTATCAAGATTTTACTGTCTGGGTTTGCTGGTATACTGATAATGTTTGTCGGGTTCGCCATTGCATTTTTTATTTCAAACCGATAAAAAACACAGGCACATTAAAGTTAATATATGTTATACTTAGGGGAGACGTTTGTTTCCCCTAATTTTTTATTGAGAGGGTGCATATATGCAGGATAACTATTGTGTGTATCATTTACATAGCGATCTCAGCAATGGGGTCACTAATGTGGATTCGGTTACAAAATATACAGAGTATGTTGATTATGCCGCTTCCATTGGTATGAAAGCGATGGCATTTAGTGAGCATGGCTGCATCTTTGAGTGGGTTCATAAAAAGCAAGCGATTGAAGCTGCTGGTATGAAATACATTCATGCTGTAGAAGCATACCTAACAGAAGACAATGATGTTGAAGACAAGCACAGGGATAATTATCACTGTGTTCTGATTGCTAAGAACTATGATGGCGTTAAAGAGCTTAATAAGATGGTGTCTAAGTCATTTCATCGAGACGATTATCACTTCTACTATATGCCGCGCATTACTTTTGAAGAGCTGTTCGCAACATCGGACAATATCATTATTACAACTGCTTGTCTTGGTGGTGTGTTAAACAAGGGATGCAATGATACAAAGAAGAGATTTATGAAATTCCTTATTACTAATAAGGATAGATGCTATCTTGAGATTCAACATCATAATTGCGCAGATCAAATTACATATAATAAGATGTTATATGCTATTAGTATGAGGACTGGTATTCCTCTGATTGCTGGCACAGATACACACTGTCTTAATGACGAGCATGTTGATGGGAGAAAGATTCTTCAAAAGGCCAAGAATGTATTCTTTTCTGATGAAGATGATTGGGATTTAACCTTCAAAACTTATGACGAGCTTGTTACTGCATATAAAGTTCAGAACTCACTACCAGAGAGCGTATATATGCAGGCAATTGGCAACACGAATGTCATGGCTGATTCTATTGAGGAATTCGAACTTGACTATTCAAAGAAGTATCCAAAGCTATACGCTGATTCTGAAGGAACATTAAAAAAGAAGATTGTTGACGGCATTAAGAAGAGGGGTGTTAATAAATATCCAAACTTTGATGAGTACAAGAAGAAGATTCAATATGAGCTAGATACATATAAGCATAATGGAGCTGTTGACTTTCTGCTACTTGACGAGGACTATAAGGCCGCTCTTAAAAAGCAGGGTGTGTCGTATGGATATTCTCGTGGGTCGGTAAGCGGCAGTGTAATTGCATACCTTCTTGGTATTACAGAGGTAGATTCAATCAAATACGGCCTTAATTTTGAGAGGTTTATGAATCGGGAGAGAATATCACTTGCTGATATCGATACAGACTGGTCTAAGAAAGATAGATATAAAGTAAGAGACTATATGTTCAACAAGAAAGGTTTGTATTGCTGCGATATTGTCACCTTCAACACTATCGCTATGAAGGGCGCTATCAAAGATGTTGGCAGGGCACTTGGTATGAGTGTTGAGGATACTCAGACTATTAGTGATGCTGTTTATCAAGATGACAAAAAGAAGGATTGTATTGATATTTACTATATAGATAAGTATCCAGAGCTATTTAAATATGTTGATATTGTAAAAGGTACAATCGTATCAATTGGCAATCATCCATCTGGTCTAGTTGTTTCTCCTTATCCTGTTGACGAGTGGTTTGGTCTTTGTAGTACTAAGTCAAACGACAATATGATTTCTCAAATCAACATGAAGGAACTTGATGGTTTACAGTTTGTTAAACTTGATGTTCTTGGTCTTGATTGCGTTGGTCTTATTAATGAGACGTGTGATTTAGCTGGCATTCCTAGAATTACTCCTGATAATATCTCATTTGATGATGTGAAAGTGTGGAATGAGATTAGGGATGACTGTACTATGATTTTTCAGTTTGAATCTTCATATGCAGGTGACTATATTAAGCAGCTGTTTAGCGATGAGACGATTGCGAAGATTAGAGAAAAGAACCCAGACTTCTCATATATCGAACTAATGTCAATGGCAAACGGCGCAATCCGACCTGCTGGTGCAAGTTATCGAGAGGAGCTTTCTGTTGGCGAATATCGTGACAATGGACATGAAGCGCTGAATAAATTCTTGGCTCCAACACTAGGATACTTGGTATATCAGGAGCAGATTATCGAGTTCCTGCACTCTTTCTGTGGTTATACAATGGGAGAAGCCGACATTGTTCGCCGTGGCTTTGCTAAGAAAACTGGCACTGATAAGTTTATTCCTAAGATTAAGGAAGGATTTATCAAGACAATGAAGGAAAAGTATGGAGTAGAAAAGGAGGAAGCAGATAAGCTTATTGAGAACTTCATTAAAGTAATTATTGATGCTAGTTCATATCTGTTTTCACATAATCATGCTGTACCATATAGCTTCCTTGGCTATGTTGTTGGCTATCTGCGTTGTTATTACAAGCTTGAGACAGTTACAACGGCTTTAAACATTTATGCAGAGGACGATGCTAAGTGTTTGGAAATCATTGCATATGCAAAAAGAAATGGCATTGAGCTTAAGCCGATTAAGTTTGGTAAGTCAACTGCTGATTATACAATGGATAAGAAGGAAAACTGTGTATACAAAGGTATTGCCAGCGTGAAGCATTGTAATCGTCAAATCGCAGATGAACTACTTGAACTATCTAAGAACAAGCATGATTCATTTGCAGAGCTGCTTAAAGACATTAAAGATAAGACTTCTATTAACTCTAGGCAGCTAACCATTCTTATCAGTCTTAATTTCTTTTCGGAATTTGGTAAGAATAAGTATCTGTTAGACGTTGTTGATATCTATGATAAGTTTGCTAACTCAAAAATTATCGCCAAAAAGAAGATGGAGGAGCTTGGTGTATCTGATTATCTGATGCAGAAGTATGCTGGCAAGGAGACGAAATCACAGTGGAGACAGCTCGACAACCAAGGGTTAATCAATGAGCTTTGTAATAGACTTGAGAACAAATCTCTTGATATTGTCTCTCAGGTAAGGGCAGAGATGGATTATCTTGGCTATGTGAACTATGTCAACTCCAATATGGCAGACGATTATTATATTGTCACTGGCTTTGTGACATACAAGAATCCCTGTACTCCTAATCTTGTTTTGCGTAGAATTTGTGACGGAGAAGAGATTCATGGTAGAATTAAGCAGTCAAAGGTGTTCAAGGAAAGTCCATTTGGTATGTATTCTATCTTGAAGATTGAAGGATTTACATATGACTTCAAGAGCAAGAAGATTAATGGCGAATGGCAAAAGTCAGATGAGCGCGAGATTGTGCTTGAAAACTATGAATGTATGAAAGGGTAGACGCAATGGATAACAATCAGGTAGAGTTCAAAGGCACTGTTGTTAAATGTGTCTACTCTTCTCCTAACTTCAAAACCTATGCTCTTGATGTAAATGATGTTTCATATCCCAACATCAAGCACAATAAGTTTGACAACGTTTCCCTTATCGGCGATTTGTCAGACCTTGTTATTGGCATTGAATATGATGTTGTTGCCACAGAGGAGCAGACAAAATACGGTATAAGTTATCGTGCTGTAAATGTACGTAGGGATATGCCTACAAGAAGGTCAGATATTAAAGCATTTTTACAAGAGATTCTTACCATAAAGCAAGCCGAAGTTCTTTATGAAAATTATCCAGATATTATCGATATTGTCATTGAAGGCAAAGATGATATTGTAGATGTCAATAAGCTTCATGGTATTGGCGAAAAGACATTCGAGAGAATCAAAGAAAAGATTATCGAGAACTTTAAACTTGTTGATCTTGTAGCCGAATTCAAAGGTGCTATTTCGCTTAGTATGATTAAGCGTATTTATGATAAATACACTGATATTGATGTACTCATGGAGCGTCTTAAGGATGCACCATATACAACGCTTACTCGCGTCAGTGGAGTTGGCTATAAGATTGCAGACTCCATTATCCTTAATCTACAAAAAGAGGGTGTTATTGATTTTGGATATGATGTAAAGACAAGTAAAGATAGGTGCCTTGCCTGCATCATCTATTTGCTTAAAGAGAATGAGAATGAGGGCAATACTAAGATGAACCTTGCAGACTTGCGCCAGCAATGCTATGACATGGTTCCATCTTGTGCAGACCATTTCGTCAACGCAATTCAGGATGATGCTATCTACTATGATAAGTACACTATGTCCATTGCTCTCTCAAGTACGTTTAAGAAAGAAAAATATATTGCATATGTGATTATGAACAATATATATAACCCAAATAACGTTTGGGATTTTGACGTAGAGAAGTACAGCAAGGATGGTGAATTCGAGCTATCTGATGAGCAGATGATGGCTGTTGAATACTTATGCAAATACAACATCAGTATTCTCAATGGTGCAGGAGGTACTGGTAAGAGCTTTTCAACGCAAGCTGTTATCAAGATGCTTGAAGACAATGGAAAGAAGTATGAGCTATTTTCACCAACTGGTAAGGCAGCTAAGGTCTTATCTGGATTCACAGGAAGAAAAGCTTCTACTATTCATAGGGGTCTTGGCTACAATCCACGAGTCGGTTGGACTTATAATCAAGATTGCAAGCTTTGTTGCGATGTTGTCATAGTCGATGAGTGTTCGATGGTTGATGTTAGTTTGTTTGCGCATCTTATTGACGCTATCGACTTTAATAGCACAAAGTTGATGCTGATTGGAGATAATGCGCAGCTACCCTCTGTTGGATGTGGTAATTTGTTCCATGATTTTATGCAGAGCGATGCTATACCGACAACGACATTGACTAAAGTGTTTCGTTATGGAGAAGGCGGCGTATCTACTGTTGCGACAGACACGCGATTCTGCAAGACATATCTTGATGCAAGTATGAAAAACAAGGCTACTTGGTTCGGGACAAAGAAAGACTATGTGTTCATCGACCTTGCAAAAGAAGATGTTCCTAAAAATGCAGTTGCGCTATACAAAAAGCTATTGAAAAATGGCGAACACATGGAAGACATTCAGGTTCTTACGGCTAAGAACATAGGAGAATACGGCACAGCAAAACTTAACAACATGATTCAAAAGGCTGTTAATAAAAACTATGGCTCTAAAAGATATATGAAGGTGGGAGATGTACAATACTATGATGATGACATAGTTGTACAAAAGCAAAACAACTATAGTGCTTTAATATGTGATGAACATGGAACCATAAATGAAGAAGAGGGAACGGCGTTCGTTGCAAATGGCGAAACCGCGCGTATTGTATAC